CCGCTGACGATCCACCCGACATGGAGAATTGAGCCGCCTTCGGGCGGCTCGTTCTGCATATGTGCGTAAGATTGAGCCGTGGCTGATCTCCCTATTTCCGGATTGCCGGATGCAGCTGCGCTCACGGGCGTAGAACAGGTCGAGATCGTTCAGTCTGGCGGCAACGTCAAGACAACCGCGCAGGCGATTGCGAACCTGTTTGTCCCGCCCGCTGCCGGTGCGGTTGACCAGCTCGCGGTTGTGACATCCACTGTCACGCTCACCGGCTCTACGAACGACACATCAGCACACAGCTTCAACCTGCCCGCTGGCACGCTTGATCCGAATGATGTGCTCGAAGCGTATTGGTTCGGTGACCTTCAGAACAACACTGGCGGCAGTGGCAACTACACATTTCGTGTGAAGATCGGCGGCACCACAGTCCTCGCTTCTGCTGCTTTCGCTGTTGCGACTGGTGGCACGCGTCGAAGCTGGGATCTCCGCTTCACGCTGAACATGCGAGGTATCGCGGACACGTATGGCTTCGCGGTCATCAACATGACGAATGCTGCGGCCGCTGGTACGACCAACTCGGTCGCCACTTTGCACGCCGGCTACACAGGACAGGTCACGGTTGATATGGACGCAGCCGCTCGGCTCATCGAGCTCTCGATGCAGCAGAGCCTCGCAGGTTCCGACTTCAGGGTTCATGGTGGCTTCTACCGGCGAGTCACGACATGAGTCGGCTGCTGGAGAACGGCAGCTTCCGACTCCTCGAAGACGGCGGGAAGCGTCTGTTCGAGGGCGAGACGCCTGTCGTCATTCCACCTGCAAATCCTGTGCGCGCGACGCTGAGAGAGCGTATGCGTGGAACTTCGCATGACTCTGCGCGAGTTACGATCACCTCGTACGCACGAACGACCGCTAGGGAGAGAGGCTGATGCTCGAATACGTGCAAGGCGCCGCCCTTCCCGCGGCTCAGCTCTGGCTGCTCGACGACGTGGGCGCGTTGATCAATCTGAGCTCGGGCGTGAGTGCGTGGGAAGTGAAGATCTTCAATTCGACCAGGACACTCAAGACGAAGTCGACGGGAGTCGTCGGCGCCGCAGGTAGCGGCACTGAGCTCGATCCCGCAGGAGTACCAAACGCAACAATTACTTGGGCGGTTGGTGATCTCTCCATTCCAGCAGGTACGCACACACTGCAGTTGAAGGCGACCATGTCCTCATTGCCTCGTATCTGGCAGATGCCGATCTTGATTCGACGAGGTGCAGCATGATGCGCGTAGCGGTCGGGAACGACTTCGATATCGCCGCGACCTTCTACAACGGCGAGGTGCCGACCAACCCTGACGCCACGCCTACGCTGACGGTTCGCGATAGCGAAGGAAACACAGTGATCACTGGCCTGGTCACCGCTGACGGAAGCGGCGTGTATCACGCAAAGGTCGCTGCGTTCGCTGAGGTGGACCTGCTCACGACTCAGTGGGACGCGGTGATGAGCGGCTATGCGATGCGGCAGACGGATACTGTCGCGGTCGACGGCGCGTACTTGTTCCGCCTTGCTGAACTGCGCGAGAACGATGCGGTGAGCGATAGTGATCGCTTCCCGTCGAACATGCTGGAAGCTGCACGGTCGGAAGTGACCACGTTCATCAACGACTACACGCGTACCGCATTCGTCGAGACCTTCCACGCAGAGACGCAGGACGGCAAGTCGAGCAATGTCTTCTTGACGACTCGCGTGCCGCCGCTTCGTGTTCTCGGTGCTGAGGTGAACGGCGTCGTCCAGGACGTCTCCGGTTACACGGTCGCACAGGACGGCAGGATCCGTTCTGCCACCGCCTGGACGTCCAGCCTTACGGAAGGGCAGGGCGTGGTCGTCCGTTACGTCTACGCGCGTCCTGGAGGCGTCCCTGCGGACCTGAAGCGCGCTGCCCTGCAGTTGGCTACGCAATGGCTCCGCCGTGTCGACTCGCAGATCCCTGACCGAGCTCGGCAGATGATCACGCAGTGGGGGACGTATCAGCTTGCCACATCATCTGAGGAGTACCCGACTGGGTATCCTGAGATCGACTCCGTCTTGCAGCGGTACTCGTGGCGAGTGCCGTTCATCGGCTGAAAGGAAATCATGTCGAAGATCTATGAGGCGATCAAGAACAATCCCGTGCGCGTGTACACGGTGCTCGTAGCAGCGATTGCTGTCGTCGCGTTCTACGTGCCGTCGATCCCGGTCGCGTTGATCATCACGCTCGTGGCTGCGATCCTCGGCGTCGGTGAAGGCGTCCGCGCCGCTGTCACGCCGAACCGCAAGCTGGACTGATGCAGCGCGTCAGTTCGTATCCGATCGTTGCGGCCGCATTGCGAGAGCAGCTGGCCGCTCGATTGAGTGACATCGTTGTCGCACGTGGCGCGCCCTTGAACCACATCACGGGCAAGGAAGCGATCATGATCGGCAACATCGAGGACGGTGTGCACGAGTTCGCGACGATGCGGCCAGGCCGCAAGACGCGCAATGAGCGTTACCTGCTCCTGATCAACATTCGCGCGAAGCGAGACGGAATCGAGCCGACCGCTGCAGAGGAGCGAGCATTCGAGCTCCTTGCTGAAGTCGAAGATCTGATCAGCGAGGATCCCGGCATCGGCCTAGGCGATCCAACGATTCGGATTCATATGCAAGAATTCGAGATGGACTCATACACGGAGGATCCGGGTTGGGCTTGTATGATCGTGGCCAAGCTCCTGGTCGAAGCCCGGCTGACCTGAGCAAGGAGAACTGATGACCAGCGCAGGTATTGACGCACAAATCGGCATGGTGGCTGAAGTCACCTACGGCACCTATGTCGCGCCGACGCGGTTCTACGAGTTCATCTCGGAGAGCCTGAAGTACAACGTGCAGCGGATCCAGTCTGAAGGCATTCGTGCCGGTCGACGCACGCAGCATCGTTGGAAGCCTGGCACGAAGTCCGTGACTGGCGACATCAACTTCGAGCTCGTGCCGCAGGATCTCGGCCTGATCTTGAGCCACGTTCTCGGTACCGTCAGTGGCACCACTGGCTCGGACCCGTACACGCACACCTTCACCGGCCTGACCGCGATCGACAACAAGTCGATGACCATTCAGGTTGGTCGACCTGACGAGACCGGGACGGTTCAGCCGTTCTCGTATCTCGGCTGCAAGTTCACCGAATTCGGCATCACGTGCCAGGCGGGCGANATGGCGAAGGCGAAGCTNTCCGTGTACGGCCGCGAGGANGTCACTGCTCAGTCTCTCGTCGCTGCGACGTATGACGCGGAGNTGGAGCCCTTCGTCTTCACCGAAGGTTCGCTGAGCGTCGGCGGTTCCGTGGTCGAAGTGAAGTCTTGCGAGTACGTGATCAACACGAATCTCGCGGTCGATCGCTTCCGCGTGGGTGCGAATTCGGGCAAGCCGAAGAAGGCACTCGTCAACGGTCTCGCTGACATCCACGGCACCTTCACCGCTGACTTCGAGTCGCTGACCAACTATCAGCGCTACGTGAACGGCACCGAAGCTGCGCTCGTCCTGACCTTCAATGCGGGCGCTGACAAGCAGCTGACCATCACTTCCAACGTGCGATTCGATGGTGAGACGCCTGTGGTCGCCGGCATGGAGCTCCTGGAGCTCACGCAGCCATTCGTCGCAACTGGCTCGACCGACGCCGCCGTGATCACCGCAGTTCTGATCAACTCCGACGCCGCGCCCTGATAGTGGGCGAGCAGCGACTCGTACAGATTGAGAACATCAACGAGCTTCGGCGTTCACTTCGAAAGGTGGACTCCGAAGTTCGTAAGGCTGTCAAGCTGTACGACAAGAAGATCGCTGAGGAAGCCGGTCAATACGCACCTGGATTTGCGCCTAAGCAAACAGGTCGACTTGCATCACGCATCAAGGCGGGAGCTGACGGCAAGGGCGGATTCATCGAGTCCACGAACACTGGCAAGCGAAAGGGTCAGCCGCCGCCTGTCCACTGGGGCTGGCCGGCTCGAAACTTGCCACGCTCGGGCTACATCATTCGCTCACTCGGTAGGGTCGCAACTGATCACGGAGGCTCGTTCGAGGAGTACTACCTCGACGGCTTGGCGGATGCATTCAAGGCATTCGGCGGCATGACGAAGGGATGAATGATGGCTGGAACCGTTACGGGGATCAATCCATACAAGCTCAAGATGGGGACGATCCTTCGCGCTGAGAGAGCGTTCAACGTGAAGATCATGCCGCTGATGAAGCGGCTCGAAGCTGCAGGCACGATCGACGTCGAGCAGCTTGACATGGCGGAGCTGATGACGCTTGTCTTCGTCGCTCTCGATCTCGCCGGTAAGGCCGCGTCGGCTGACACGATCTGCGAGATGGACCTGGAGGAACTGATGCAGATCATGTCCTCGCTTGGCGAAGTTGAGGCGAGCGGCCTGGACCCTACCTGACCGAAACGATCGGTCGGCTTTGCGTCGTACTGCAACAGCCGCCCGTCGTTGTGTACGAAATCACGGTGGAAGAAGCCACCTGGATCATGCACGCACACAACGAGCTACACGACGCAGGTACGATGCACTGAGGCTGACAAGGAGAGATCGTGGCCACTGAAGGGAAGGTGAAGGTTCGCATCGAAGGTGACGACGTTCACCTCTCCAAGACGCTTGACAACGTCGAAGGTCGATTCACCAAGATGGATGGCGTCATGGCCGGCCTTGGTGGCGCAATCGGTGGCGCGGTATCGAATGGAATCGGTCAAGTCGGAGCAGTCCTCGCTGGCTCGATTGAGAAGGCGTCTGACTTCAACGAGACGCTGAGCAAGACCGGAGTTCTCTTCGGTGATGAGCTCGTGCCGACGTTGGAGAAGTGGGCTGGTAATGCAGCCACGAACTTCGGACAGTCGAAGCAG